AGACAAAAATGGGAGAAATCACACTTAAGGGCAGCAAAGCAGAATTAATAGCTGACTTAGCTGTTATCGTTCGAGGAATCAAGGAAACCATTATGGAAAATGGCAAAGAAACAGAGGAATCTGTGAAGCAGGAGATTAACGAAGCGGTCAAAATCGGACTGATGAACGAAGAAGAATTTAAAACTATTCAAAAAGAAAAAATCAAAGAAGTTGTAAAAACATTATTTGATGATTTGCTTGGAGGGCTTTTCGATGAAGATAAATGAATTTGATAAGACCGTAGATGAGCTGTACCAGTTGTGCAGGAGAGTTCAGAAAGAAACCGGCAGAACGGTAGCATTTCATTTTGCAAACTACAAGATCGGATGCAGCTTGCACATCAACATATATAAGAAAGAATCATTAAGAGAGTTTGATATGTACAGCATTGTAGAGGGCGGTTGCCAGCAGGGAGAAAATGTGAAGAAAGTAACTGACCATTTGAACAAAATTTTGATGGACAACAAATGCCCGTATTGTGAGGAGGATTGCGATGGAGAAAGAAAATAAGATGGATTTCAGAGCAGAGACCGTAGCCGAGGAATACGCCGAATTAGTTGGCAGACTAAAGGCGGTCAAAGCATACCTAAACTCTGGCGAGAGCATAATCATCGACAAGAAATTATGTATCGCAATGTTAGGTCTCGACTCAGAATAAAAGTTGGCTCCACAGGTACCGACATACCACATGGAGCCGCGTATCTAACTTAATTTGGCTAAGTTAAATACAGGACAAGTATAACACACCTTCCTGTATTTATCAAATAAATAATTAGGAGGGCATTTTTTATGTCAAAAACACACACATCCAACGAACAGAAACCACTTGCAAGCGAGATTATTTGTGATCTGGAAGCGGAAAACGCAAAACTCGAAGCAAGAAACAAGAAACTCAGTAACATTGTTTTGAAGCAGGCAGCAGTTCTTGTGGAGACATTATTGCTGTTGAATGAAGAAGGTGATTTAGGAAATGAAGATGCGAGATGAGAACCAAGTGCTTTTATCAGGTGACATTCCGGCGGGGTTCGTATTCTCACATGAAGAATACGGTGGAACCAAGATGTACGAGGGAAGAATGACAATTTTTAGAAAGAGCACATCTTACGATATTCTTCCGATTATTGTGCCAGAATACATGATTTCAAGAGAAACAGAGTTGATTGCTAGTGTATATGGCGAAATGCGAAGCCGTACAGTCCGGGAAGATGGTAAGAAAAGCCTTACAGCATATGTAAGAGCAATGGACATTCAGTATCTTGAAAGACTGGAAGAACATGATGCAAACGAAGTTTATCTGACTGGATATCTGATTAAAAAGCCGACAATAAAGATGATTGGCGCGAACAACGACAGGAAGCTGGCAAGAATACTTCTGGCGGTAAATAGAAAGAAGAAAGCCGGATATATCAGATCAGACGCAATCAGTTGTTTATGCTGGGAGGAAAACGCAGATGCCGTAGAAAATCTGAAAAAGGGAGCAAAAATCAAACTCCGTGGAAGATTTCAAAGCCGGGAACTGTGGTCGGACCAGAGTCAATCATGGTTAACCGCGTTGGAGGTATCAGTAAAAAGATTGGAGATTTTGTAATATGAAGAAAATCGAAGTAAGAGATATTAGATTGACCGATTTTAAAGGCCAGTCAGAAAAGAAAATAGAGTTCGGACACAGAACAGTCGTTTCCGGGAAGAACGGATGCGGAAAAACCACACTGGCAGACGCTCATATGTGGGTGTTCTGTGACAAGGACTACAGTTTAAAGAGCAACCCGGATATCAGGCCGGATGATGGCAGAGAATGTCTGCCAAGAGTTGATATTGACCTTGTAATTGATGGGAAGCCGGTAAGCGTAGCAAAGTTCCAGAAGCGCACAGAAAGTAAGCCAAAGGACGGAAAACCGGGAAAGGTTGCATTATCAAACAAGTACGAAATCAACGGCGTTCCGAAAGCTGAAAGAGACTTCAAAGCCGATTTGAAAGAACGTGGGTTTGACTTTGATAATTTCCTTATGCTGTCTCACATGGAAATCTTCACAGACCTGAAAGATGCAGATGCCAGAAAAATTCTGTTTTCCATGTCAGACGGTGCCGGGAAATCAGATTTAGAGATTGCCAAGACAGTTCCAGACTGTGCTGAGTTGGTACCACTTCTGGAAACTTATAAGGCAGACGAAATCAAAGCCATGAACAACGCAACGCTGAAAAAGGCAGAGGAACAGTTGAAAGCCATTCCAAACCAGATTATCGGCATGGAACAGGCGAAAGTCGATGCTGATACCGCCGAATTGGAATTGCAGAAGAATGCCTTGCAGGAACAGATTTCTGACCTCGAAACGCAGATTGCACAGGCAGGGAACGAGAAAGTTGGAGAGATTAAAGCGGAACTGGCAGGGTTAAGAACCAAACTGTTAGAGATAGACTCAAAGGCTAAAGCGGACTTGTTAGAGAAGAAATCATCGGTTTGCAATAAAGTTAGCACTCTTGAATTAGACAGGAATATCAAAACATCAGAGTTGAACAAAAAGGCTTCCGCATTGGAGTACCTGAGAGCACAAAAAAAAGATCTTCTTGAAAAATTGCAGGATGCCAGAACGCAATATCCCAAAATCAAAGATAAAGAATGGGACAACACAGTTCTGGAAAGAATTAAATCCGAGATATTCAAGGACGCAGATACCATTTGCCCGACTTGCGGTCAGAATCTTCCGCCAGAGCAGATTGAGCAGCTAAAGAGAAGATTTGAACAGAAGAAACAGGAAAGAATCAATCAGCAGTTGAAAGCTCAGGAAGAATGGGAACGTGACAAGAAACGCAAACTTGATGAAGTTATTCAAGTTGGCAATAAAGCGTCTGCCGATATGAAAGAAGCGCATAAGCAGGAAGAAGCTCTCACATCCGAGATTTCCAAACTGACAGATGAATTAGAGCAGATTAAAACTTCTCTGGACACAGAAAACAAAAATCTGGAAGCCATACCGAAAGAGCCAGATTTCTCAGGAAACGCTGAATATCAGCAGATTCTTACATCAATCAAAGAGAAAGAGCAGGAACTTAATTCTCTGGATGATGGCGAAGAAGCAAAGAAACAGCTTTCAGAGCAGTTATCCGGCAAGAAACAGGAACTGGCAGCAGTCAATCAGAAAATCGGAGAATCCAACAACAACGTCCGAATTGACGAGCAGATCGAGAAGCTTCAGGAAAGCCAGAAACAGTACGCGCAGAGCAAAGCTGATGCACAGATGATTCTGGACGAACTGAAATCCCTGAGCATGGCGAAGAATACAGCCCATGAAGATGCGGTAAACCAGTATTTTGACGGAGTTAAAGTGAAACTGTTCGATACACAGAAAAACGGTGAAGTCGTAGATACTTGCATCTGGTACGTGCAGGACAAGGACGGCAACTGGAAGAAACTGATTGGGAACGCCAATACAGCCCTGATGATGAAAGGCAAAATTGCCATCATGGACGGCTTGCAGAAGTTTTACGGTGTGAGTTATCCGATATTCGTAGACTGTGCAGCAGAACTGGACAACAGCAGTCTGGCAGGAATTAAGGCAGATGCACAGTTGATTTTCTTGAAAGTTGCCGAGGGGGATATGACGGTAACGGAGATTTGAGAGGGGTGAGTAAATGCAATTAGCTACATGGGGGAACATTCAAATTTAAAACAGACACAGAAGTGTTTGAAAACGAGAGGATAGATTATGGCAAATAAGGAAATAAGGGAAGAAATCGAAAGGCGACGTCTGAGATATTATGAAGTCGCAAATAGAATCGGGATTTCACAATACACATTTTCACATTGGATGCAGAATAAATTGACACCAGAACAGGAGGAAAGGACAAGAAAAGCAATTGAGAAATTAAGTGAGGAAATGAAATGGTAAAGAATACTAGCAAAAAGGAGAAACGAACATGGAGAATATGGAGCTAAGAAACAAAATTGTTGGATTGAGATTAAGAAACTATGAAGTTGCAAAAGAGCTTGGAGTGACTGCTAATACATTCAGTAGATGGTTGCAGGTACCTTTGACTCCAGCCAAGCGAGAGTTAATCGAAAATGCGATTCGCAAGTTATGCGAGAAAAATCAGGAGATAAAATATCAAATTTAATATCAAAGAAAGGAGAATAAATATGGCAGAAACTTATGACATTTTAAAAGCAACAAAAGCACAGGAAAAATATTGTATGGAAAAAGGCTATCCGCACTTTGCACCACATAGCGGAAAATGCTTCAGTTGTGGGCAGAATATCTATTCTGAAAAAGGACGAACAAGAAGCGGAAAAGAGCGGAATGGAATTTCTGTTGAGAGAGCATCAAAGGAATTAATTACAGGATGTCCGTTTTGCAATAGAACTTATTGTGATTAATAGAAAAGGAGAATTGTTATGGCAAACAAAGCACAGTTAGCAACAGCAGGAGAACAGCAGGCGGCAATCGTAATCAACAACTCATTCATTGATGGATTGGTCAAGCAGCTTGAAAAAAAATGCGAATACGGTCTTTCGTTCCCCAAAGACTACAACCTCAGTAATGCACTCATGGGGGCATATCTGACTCTGAAAGAGACAAAAGACAGAAACAATAAGCCAATTCTGGAATCTTGCACAGCTACAAGCATTGCAAACAGCCTTATGAACATGGCAACACTCGGACTTTCAGTTCAGAAAAAACAGGGTTATTTCATTGCCTATTCCGGTCAGTGCCAGTTCCAGAGGTCTTACTTCGGAAACATTACAATCGCCAGAAGATATGGAATGAAAGATATTCACGCTGAGATCATCTACGATGGCGATAAGTTCAAATATCATATCGAAGATGGAAACAAGGTTCTGGATTCTCACGAACAGGATTTTAGGAATATTGACAACGATAAGATTCTTGGGGCATATGCAGTGGTTCTGATGGAAGACGGAACAAAACATCTGGAAGTAATGAACATAAAGCAGATCAAACAGTCTTGGTCACAGGGATATGGTTACAAGGAAAACGGTAATGGAACACACCAGAAGTTTACTGACGAGATGGCAAAGAAAACTGTTATCAATCGTGCATTAAAGCAGATTATCAATAGTCATGGTGATATTTTTATTCAGGAAGTCGAGGAAGCTACAGAAGAAATTCCAAAGCAGGACATTATTGAACATGAAGTTGCTTATGAAATCGAGCAGAACGCCAATGCAGAAGAATTTATCCCAGATGAGCCAGTAGCAATCGAAGAACAGCCTAAACAGCCGACAGTCGTAGAAGTCGTAAAAACTGCCGAGAAAGAACCAGTTCCGGCAGCAGACAAACAGGAAACAGAGATTCCAGATTTTATGAAGCCAGAAGAGATGTGATCGCATATGATGTACTTCGACTGCATCAATTTTGATTGGCGCGACTGCGGTAAGTTCGGTCACGGTATGGCTCAGATCGGGCGGTGCGAAAACTGCCCGTACTATGAGCCGGCAAAAGACTTTTTCGAAAAACGAGGTGAGAACTATGAGGATTATATCTCAGAACGGGGAAATCAATCTCCCATATGACCTGACAGCTATTATTGTGTCTGAAAATCATATTCAGGCGGTGTTTTCGGGCGATACGCGGAAAATCCCGTATTTGATGGCAAGCTATTCATCAAAGAAGAATTGCGTAGATGTAATGTCAATGCTGAATGATGTAAGCCTTGGAATACATGTTAAAAGCCTTGCGGGAGATGTTACTAAAATTGGAATGAATGAAGTTATATTTAGATTTCCGGAGGATTACGAGGTATGAAGAGAGTAGACAGCAAGAAAGACTGGGAACAGATAATAACCATTGAACTTCCGTTGAAGCAACTCAAATTAATACGAGATAGTATGTGCAAAGTAAGCTATTCAGAGTTAGAAAGCATAAACGGAAATGATATCCCATATACCTATTCCGATTTAGAGAAAACCATAGACGAAGCTGATGCTATCTTAGAAGCATAAATGCAATGTAAAGAAAGCGAGGTGATACAAATTGTTCATGCGAGTAATAAACACAGGCAGTCAACCCGGAAACTGCTATGCGCTTAAATCCGAATCTGGCGAAATCTTACTTTTGGATTGTGGATGCAGATATTCAGAGATTCTAAAAGGAATTTCATACAGGATATCAGAAGTTTCGGGTTGCCTACTGACGCACGGACACGGAGATCACCTGAAATCGTTTCAGAATCTAATGCAGTCCGGCATTCAAATTTACACTAATGACGAGACTGTTGAGAGTGTAAACACAACCTCTGGTGAGCTGATGATCGGCTTACCAGAAAAGAAATCGAAGGACATAGGTTCGTTCCGGGCAACGCCTTTCTACGTCCCGCACGACAAGACGCCAAACTTTGCATACCTGATATCTCACGAAGAATGTGGACGACTGATATATGCGACAGACTTCTCATATTTGCCGTTCACATTCAAGAACATGAGAATAAATCACTTCCTTATAGAATGTAATCATCTTGACGAATCGCCGGAGCAGGATTCATTCAAGTTTGAACACTCCATCCGGGGACATAGCAGCTTATCTACTGTAAAAGAGATTATCCGAGTGAACAAGACCGCTTCGCTCAGAACCATAACGCTGTGCCACCTGTCAGAGGGATGGGGAAATCTGGAAGTGATGCAGAAAGAGATACAGGACGTTGCCGGAAATGATGTTCTGGTGCAGATCGCAAGACCGGGACTGGATGTTGATTTGAATTTATGTCCGTTTTGAAAGGAGAAAAAATGGAAATTGATAAATCAAAATTAAAGTTGGGAATTTGGTATGAGGATGAAAACGGAAATTTAATTAAGTCAGAAGATGATTTGGCATGTGAAGCACCAGAAGGAGCGAGAACGTACCATTCCTGCTTTCCGTTACAAATAACAGAACACGTTTATGTAGTGCATGGCAAAGCTGAGAAAGAAGCGTGCAAGCACAAACGGAAATATTGGAAAAAGGATACAGGTCTGATAAAGGGATTGAAAGGCCATATATGCACTAATTGTGGGTCTAGCCAAACAAGAAAGTGGTGGCAGCCATGGGGAAGAAAATGGGATTATGGAACGGATACTACACCACTTATTGACTTTCATACAAGTATTGGAGGTGGAAATCAAGATGTCATAATGGCAATGGTAAACAGCGGAGATTATACATTACAGGAAGCACTTGTTGTTTTTTCTACGGCCTGCGAAAGATGTATGAATGTGCTTGCATACAAGTATTTGAACGGAGCAGATGGATATGAAGAATATTCAGACGAGTGGAAAAAATGCAATACTGAATGCGATTTTTGCAAGAATAGTTAAATTGAGATTCACGAACCATACAGGGAGGAAACAAAATGAAACAGTGGACAGAAGAAGAACTTATTAATGACGGAAACAGATTAAGAAATGCTGAAATTACAAATGTATCATTGAATTTTAAAGATCACGGAGTACTCACCCTTGACCTTTATCTTTCTGGCGGTGGCTGGGGCGTT